ATGTTCTACAAGATTTAATTTGGTTTAGATTTGACCTAAACAGGCACTTTTGTTTATACGAAATTAGCACTGATGGAAAGATAATAAAAACTTTTCCAGTAGAAGGTCACTCTGCAACATTCAATCATTATAATTGGCACGGTAATACTGAAGCGTATAACAAGGCCTCACTAACTGTAAAGGTCGAAGGCAAGTTTAAAGAAAATTTTAAGTATGTTTAATATCTCTGCACCACTCAAGTACAGTTTTGAATATATAGAATCGTCTAAATGCAGACCATTTATGGATAAGTTTCATATACAATTAATTCGCGATGTAATTTCTAAAAAAGATTACAATTGGAATTGTATCGATGATGCTTTCAATGTAGCTCAAGTCAGTGGTACAGAATCTGTGTATAATAAATTCAAAAGTTTATTCCAATCTCACATAACTGGATCTCAATTGAATTCTATAACAGGATTGGAGACAGCTGCAAGAGTCGACATTATCCAAGGGTGTACTCAATACATTGAAAATTTACATTTAAAAGGTGATGTTCAAGTACTTGAACATGAATACAGTTATCATTATAAAATTAATCCCAGAGCAATAACTTGTAGCATAGAAAACTTACAACCTGGAATTCCGCTAATGGTATCTATACCATTCAGCAGTATTGGAATCACAAGACCTGACATGCTGGAGTTGCTGGAGTTGTGTGTAACATTAAATATTCCTGTTCATTTAGACGGTGCATGGATTACCGCTGCACGAAACATTGCTATAGATTTTTGCCATCCCGCTGTGGCCAGCTTGGGAATTAGTATGAGCAAAGGCTACGGAACTAGCGGGTGGAACAGAGTTGGTCTTCGTTGGACAAAAAGTATTGTTGAAGATAGTATCACATTGATTAATGATCATCTTCAAATAACTGCATACCCTGTGGTGATAGGAAATTATATTTTAGAAAACATGCAACCTGATCACTTGTGGAACACACATGGCGCTAATCATTTTAAAATTTGTAATGACTTTGGATTAGTGTCGTCGGATACAATACACATGGCAACAAAGAACAACCAGATAGTTGGCATTGCTCCGCTGTTAAGGTATCTTGAAAATGTATAAACTAGTTCCGTGGACAGCTGATTTAGATTTGACTGACTTCTATGCAGACGCAAGCGGTAGAGGTTTTGTCAACAACGCTAGTCAAAAAGCCATGGTAGATTGTTTCAAAAAAGAAAAAGAATGGAAAGTTTGGATATTATACTACAATGGAATTGCATCGGGCAGCGTGGCAGCACATAGCCTTCCTGAACTTGGCCCATACGCATACCGTATCTGTGCTAGAACATGTGTGTTTACCAACCAGTTGCCTTTGCATCAGTTACGCAGTGTTAATTATACCATTAAACAGCATCAAAATGCCACAGCACAATTTTATATTCCACAATGTATAGAATGGGCAGGTACAGATAAAGAGTTGTATATTACCAGTCACCCAAGTACTGTTGGTACACAACGACTAGTTCATAAGATTTATTGCCCTGCACTCGTGACAACAGGTGCATTGGAGCGCACCTGTGAATTAGAATATAGAGGACATACACAAACTTTTTGGAAGTTGAACATCCCAGTATTTTTAGATCAACTTGATCAACATCCCCGTTGGTGTTAGTTGAAGTCGACCCAAGCAGTTCCGTTGTATCCTTTGAATGTGGAACCGTCCAATACAATCATTCCAGCAGTCGGAGTTACCGGTAATGTTCCAGCAAAATCTTTTACTTTGACATATCCAGTGATGACCATTCCGTCATCAATAACTCTTGCTCGTTCCGCACCATTAATTGAAACTCCTACAATTCCTTCACCGGGACGATAAAATCCTGTATTGGCACCAACGTCTGCACTAAATGCAATGCTGGGCGAGCCAGCGGTGCCATCACCCACAGCCACAGTAGGTATTGCTAGTTTTCCGTTTTTGTCAAAAGTTAGCACACTGGTGCCGGTACCAGCGGCATTGGTTGTCTGTATCACAAACTTGCCAGGAACTCCGCCAGCAACAACTGCACCATCCACTTGGCCGCCAAAAATAACCGAAGGCTTAAAATCAACTCCAGACCACCCTCTGAGTATTAGACCACCCAACAAGTTCTGTGACACCACAGGAGTAGGAGCAGCAAATGTACCGTTTGAAGCTGTCATTTCTATAAATTGTGTGTTGTCAGCTAGAGTTCTAAGACTGATATACGAACTGTTACGATTGTAAATAATCAACTCAGAGTCATTGGACAGATTGCCTAATTGGGTAATACCAAAATTATTTAATGTACCCACTACTGTGGCACTGCCTGTAATGTTAATGCTGCCTGTCCCTGTGATGATTTTGTTGTTCAGATTCAGATTTCCGCCCAGTGACGGGTTGGTATCGGCCACAACTGATGTAGTGGTTGACGTCCACGACAAACTTCCGGCTCCATCATTGCGTAAAAATCCCAATGCATTCGGTGGCAAATTGGCGCCACCACTGGCAGTAGATTGCAATGTTTGACTTATGTTATCCCAAACTAAGTTATTGCCAGCCAGTGCCTCACCAATATTTCTGCCGCCCACAGTAGTGCCATCACCAATATATAATTTACGGGCGTTCGCTCCTGTGTTGACATATATTAACTCGCCTTCATCAGGCGTAATAGTTAATCGGTCGGCATTTGTTCCTCTTCTAATTCTAAGCGACATGGGCTATCTCCAGTATTCTGTAGTGTATTTATTCGAATATACAGAAGCTCGAGCCACAAAAATAGGGCCCGTAGGCCCTATTTTATACCACTATTATCACATTGTAGGTCCGTTCCCGCTCTTGAATCCAATAGTGCCGCCTTCTGCTTCAATGCGTTTAATGACATCTTCAAACAAGATTGGAGCAAAGTCTGGTGTTTGTTCCACGCAAACGCAATGGTAACGAACATCGTTTTCATCACTGTATAAAACTTCACCAGTTCTAGCATCAACTCCACGAGCTTTTTTCACACGATTTGCGTGAGTGTGTCCGTGTATGTTAACACCAAACCGACCCATTGAATCCGAATGTAACGGAATATGGCTTAAGATCATGCCGTTCATAACGTGATAAGCTCTGATGGATCTAAAGTATTTGCTGTAGTCCTCATCTTTGTAGATGTCGTGATTACCACGAATTAAAACTTTGTCGCCGTTAAGTCGTTCCATAATCTTTAACGATTTACGAGCAATCACAACGTCACCTAAATGGTAAACTTTGTCAGTGGGTTTTACCCGCTCGTTCCAAGCTGCAACCATAGCTTCGTCCATTTCTTCTGGACTATCCCATGGTCTTAATTTTGTAACACCATCGTTGCGTGTGAAGCGGCAAACACCCGTGTGACCAAAATGCGTGTCGCTAATTAAAAATACACTAGGCATACTACCCTCCTTTCTTAAATGTTGTTTTTAAATGTTCGCCAATCATCTAAGTTTGGCTTTTCGTCTGGATCATATGTCCAACCTAACGCTTTCATCATGCGGTGCTTGACTAACAAGTTTGGAGCACGGAATCTCTCAGTGTCATCAAACCCCATTGCTACACCGACCTCACAGACCGCACCCGATCGGCAAATGCCTGCAAAGCAATGCACAACCACATTCATGCGGTTTTCCAAAGCGTGTTGCAGTAACCGAACAAGCTCTGCAGCCTGCTCATGACTACAACGCATAGCTTCGTCTAGAGCAAAGTCCTTTTCTTCAATGTCCAAAAACTCAAAGTCATGACGTTCTTTGAATTCATGCTTGGCTTCTGGCCGCCAGCTTGCAGGATCAGTAATGCTGATCAACATACTATTAGGTCCAGCCGCATGATGGAACCCTGTTGGGATATCAGCAGCCGCTACATTTTCAATCCATGGCATAATTGCCTCCTAAATTTCTACGTCGATAGTTTGCTGTTAGTTTCATATTAGTTCCAAAGTAAATCGAAATTACCGTTCAATATCTTCTTTGCGGTACTGCGTTTGCCTGTTATGTGGTCTTGTACAGTATCGTCTTGAAAGCGGTATGTGCGAATCTTGTCTCCTCGCATTCCCGTCCCAACCTGAGTCTTTCTATCGCTCGCTATGTTATTATTATACTGTCTTTTTGTTTCACTGTCAACTCTCTGTTGTATTTCTGCAACAGCTTGTTCATAGCTATTTTGGCGACTGCGACATTGTGCAGTAACGACAATTCCGCTAGGAATGTGTGTTATCCTTGCACTATTTTG